GCCGTGGTCGTGGTGCTGTTGCCCGCAGCGATCGTCGCGGCCTGCTGGCTCATGAAGAAGTCGAAGCCATACTTACGGCCAAGACTGCCCTCACGAAGGGCCGTGCCGTCGTCGCCGACCTGATTCGCGCCCACGAACATGTCGATGTTCAGGAGGGCACCTTCGGCGTTGGGCGTCAGAATCATGTTGCGGCCCTGGGCCGGGATCTTGAGGGTGTTGGCGAGGGCGCGCGCATCAACCACAGTCGTCTTGCTGGGGTCAGTGGCAAGCTTACCAACACTGTTACTACGGAAGCGATAGACCTGTCCGAGAAGGATCTGGTCAACAGCTTCTGCAATGGAGAGCACCGCGGGATACAGATACTCAGCAACAAGATCCTTGAAGGCCTTGCTGGACTCACCATCCTTGATCATGAAGGAAGTGTGGAGATGCTGATTAAGAGGCACAGGCACGTTCGTGGACTGCGCGTCCTGAACAGTGACACTGTCAGCATCGGTCTTACGCTTCGCCTCAAACGTCTGCGGACGACTGGCGTTCACAACATCACCGAACTCAGCAACTTCGTCATCAAAATCGCGATGGACGAGATTACCGGCGACCATGTTGTTCTCAAGAATCATAAGAGATTCCTGAGCCCAGAGCTCGGGAATGAGAGCGTCATTGTCGTTAGCAAAGACGGGCGACCAAGGGGTAGCAATTAACAGGTTCTGCATTTGATTCTCCTAAATTTTGCCAGCTTTTCTGGCTTCACGGTATTTGAGAGGGTCACTGGCAAGAGTCTTAATGTCAGCCTTCTTGCCACCACCAGTGTTACCCGCGCCAAGACCAGCGGTACCTTCCCCCTTAAAGAGGTTAAAATATTCGTCCATGTCCTTCATCTGCTTAACAGACTCAGAGACAGTCAGTTCGAGGGTCACTGGCTTACCGTCCTTGTCGACCGTCGGGAACTTGACCTTCGGGATCAGCTCGCCTGTAGGCTGTCCATCGGAATCAACTTCTTCGATCAGTCGAGTGTTCGGTGACAAGATTGCCACGATCTGACTTGGATTGAACGCATTCTGCGTGGCGGCTGCATCGGTCAATGACCGTGTAATCGTGGACTGTGTAAAACGATTACGCCAACCGTCACGTTCGCTGGTAACCTCATCCAATTGCTTCTGATGATTCCTTACCAGCCTATCCTGTTCTTTCTTGGAAAGCTCTTCCTTAGTGAGCATCTCATTCTCAAGAACGTCAATACGCTCGTTGAGCTTCTTGCGCTCCTCAGTGGAGAGATTACCGGCCTTCTTGACCTGCTCAAGCTGGCCGATCAGCTCCTGATTCTTCTTCTGAAGGTTACGTTTGTTGTCGGCCATGATTTTGTTCACTTCATCTTGCGTGAACAACTTCTTGTCGGCATCATCAGTGGTACCAGCAGAATCATCAGTGGTACCGCTCTCACCTGCAGAGTCATCATCTTCAAAAATAGCGATCCAAGGGGTAGCGAACAGTAGCTTTTGATACATATTAGTCTCCTAAGACACCCTACTAATCTCGAGGTAAAGCGGGTCACGTAGATAAGGTAGCAGTAATCGCCAAGCGACGATACTGACAATACCCGCTACGATGTGCGCCGGTTTACTTGTTCGATCGTAGGTACTTCGAACATTCCCAAAACCTTGGGCAACCATGTTCAAGTTTTCATACTCAAGCTCGGGGTCCACACCGTCGAGCAGCGCATGCGCTAATTCGCAACACGCATATTGTACATCTTCTGGAATCTCCGTGTCATCGTCGCGAGGGAATTGATGTTCTTGTGTTGAACTCGTCCGAGTTCCTGCGTAATTTAATTGATCAATTGCCCTACCGGCGGTAACAAGTGCCCTTTCTTTCTCTGTGTTGTCGGCAAGATCCCAAACCTCGCTATTCAGTCGTGTATTAAAATACACATCTGCGTCTACGACGCTAATATACATTTTCTTCTCCTATTCTGATCCTCCTTTCCCCTTGTCCTCTTGTCTTATCTGTAACAACATCATCAGTAGTAGTGTCACGTGACTCCGCTTTCTCGTCGCGGCCTTCTCGTGAGTCTCCAGCATCACTGACTCCGCGAGCAGCAGCGGCGCCGCCGTCCTTGGACTGAGCAATAGCAATACGTGTAAGCCGCGCCTCATGGGCAACGGACGCACGTTCGACCTCACCAGCAGGATAACCACGGGCACTTGCAGCCGATTCAGGGCTAAGAATACCGTCCTCAATATCCTGATGAATCAACTCAGGATCAGTAACGATTATCTTAGCATTATCAATCTCGCCGCGTATATCATCGAGCATAGCCGCAGAGACCTTGGTACCGAGTCTTGTCTCTGCTGCCTCTTTCATGATTTCCCTTCGGTAAGTATCGCTAGGAATGGACATAGCAGACTTCTCAAGCTTTTCTGCCTCCTCGTACCGTTCCTTGTCTGACTTAAGCGTATACTTCTCAGGGTATTTGATTCTGGTTGGTTCCTCGCTCTCGTACATGGCCCAAAGCTCTGCAAGCCTACGTTCCCCGTACTCGAGTTCAAGTCCAATGTAGCTGAGTCCAGCTTCCAGACCACGCTCGTCGTAAGACTTAGACTCTGCACTAGCGTTACGTGGTGCCTGATTCGTGACAGCCAAATTAACTAACTGCCTGATCTCTTGCTGGAGCGAATACTGCTTCTCCATGCTTGCCTTTAAAGGCTCAGAGCTTGGCGCAATGAAGCTTGGTCGTTCAAGACCTTTCGGATACCTGCGACCCTGCGTAGTGCCAACTCTGATTTCTTTGTTCTTGCCTGTAGAAGCCTCAAGAGAGGTTCCTGGTGCATCTTCACCGGCTGTGCTAGTTGGTCCCCTGAGCAAATGCTGAATCTCAAGGTTAGGATCATACTGCTCGGTGTAGAATGGGAAGTTAGCCTTCATCGTGTAGGTAACATCACTTGAGGCAATGTTGAGCAGTGCGATTTGGTAATCAGCAACATCCGTCATGAGCGACGATGTAATCTGGAAGTTGACGAACGGGATCTCTTGGAGGTCAAGAGTGCTGACACCGTCAATCTTTTCACCGTCCTTATCGTAAAACTGGACATTTACACGGCCATTCTCCAGCCAAAGGTGTCTATACCGTTCGATCTCACCATTAGGCAGCATGACGTCTTCGTCAACACTGTACACATAGTCTCTCAGAAGCAGTGAGACTAATTGATTATCACGATCAGAGTACCAAGAACGAATATCCTCGGCCCTATACAGGTAAATGTATGGGCGTACGCTGAGCTGATCGGCCCTAGTAACGATTTCTGTGCCCGGCTTATCGACAAATACTCCCACTTTGCCCATTGAGAGCAGTTCTGGAAGGATTAACCGGCCAACAAACGAGTTCATAGTGTTGCCGAAGAGGTCAACACCCCGAACATCGGAGCCAGTAGCAGCATCAAGGTAGGATTTCGACCCACCAAGGCGGCTAATGTCAGTTGTGCGCTGGAAGATGGCATTCTTGATGTCGTTAATCGCCGCCTTAGCGTGGGCAGGGCAATATGTTACCTCTTTACGTGTCTCAAACTCCGACGCGCTCTCACGCACGGAGTATTTCTTGAGGTATTCTTCAATAAATGGACGCCCACCCTCATAGGCTAGGCGGTATTTGCCCCAATTATCAAGCATAGCATCATATAGTGGGTGTGTAACATTCTGAATCATGTATCACTTTCCTTACCTGCTGGATACTAAAAGGCTTTACGAGGAAATCATCCGCCTCGGCTGACGTTTTATATGAAGAAATACCCACGACATACGCTGTTGTGCGCAGTGGCAAGTATTTGGTGTTGCAGAAAATGATGTTATAATCATCAAGACAGCAGTCTACTGGCATCTCATTAGTGACGGTATCACCGACACCCATGAGAACCAGTAGCTTGCAGAAGTATTCGGAGAAATCTTTATGGCTATCTAGTACAAGTATGTGCATCAGACGACTCCAGAGATGCTGTACGTACCTCCTTGACTAGTAGCAAGACCTAGAGCAAGTTCGCAGTAGCAGCGGGCATGTGCGTAGTGATCATCATCATTACCTTTGATGTACTTGCCCACAGGGTTCCCCAGCTTGTCCTTCTCGTAGATACGAACAAGAGCCTTAATGTGAGACTTATACTCATTGGGAGTGTCAATTGGAATCTTGATTGTGCTGCGCTTGTACCGTGACAGTGCTACATCCAACCATGATGTTCTATCCACTGTCATAGTGTGTTCTGATTCCTCATGCAAGTGTACTTCCTTGCCAGTGATTCCATTCCCATAGAAGCACAGTCTGACTGCGCCGTAAAAGCGTTTTGCGAACTCTAACGCCTTGCGGCGCTCAGGGTTCGCGTCGATTACTGCTGCATTAACGCAGTATTGGCGCATGATACTGTCTAGCTCTTCGAACTCTTTGACCTTCCCTATTGCCAGTACGGTTGCGTCTGTCGCTAGGTTAAGGTCGTTGTCTTGCCTGACCGCTCGATACGTGGTTACTTCGTAATGTAGCCAGGATCCAACGTCAATACCCATCGTAACAAGTGTGTTACTGGCAGGTACCGATTGATTCTTGTGCCCGCCGGTGCAGTGCTCGATGTCTGAATCAAGCACCCTGGCTCCTTCTACAATGTGCGTGAGTCCCATCTTTGAGTTGTAGAACTCTTGTTCATCCGCCGGATTTGTTTGCGCCTTAATCCAGCTTACCGCCAGTTCGTATGGCTTAACCGTTGTTGAGTATAGCTGGCTAATGTGGAAGCCTCTACTCATACGGTCGGTGTAGGTTGGAACCCAGCGCCCTTTCTCAAATATTTGAGGCTTGGCTCCGTGCTCCAACCTACTACCGCAGTCTTTGCATATAATGTGAGTGTCTCTGATTTTTGGATCAGCTACATCATCACTGGTGATAACCAGACAGTCAGGAAACAGTAACTCTGTTAATTTGCTACAGTGGGGACAGGGGAAAAAGAAGTGATCCTGACTGCTGTTCTTAAAATAAGTG